GCTACTCGGATACCACATCACGGCTGCCGACAAGGAGTCTGAAATGACAGATCAACTGAAACCTTTGGAAGAAGTTGAGATGTTGAAGAGGACTCTCCGGTATGAACCGGTTTTGGGCAGGTATGTTCTCATGCTTCGCCTGAAGGTGATTTTACAGATGCCATTGCGGACCAAACGCGACAAAGAATGGGAAGTCAGTTCTCAAAACCTTGAAAATGCTCTTTCCGAATTGTCCCTCCACCCACAATCCACGTGGGATGAGTGGGCTCCAAAGATGATCGAGTACTTTCGTGGTTACTATACTCCCCAATCCTCGTCTCGCAGGTATTATATGGATCGTTGTTTGTCTGAAGGTTTCTTCCGTGCTGAGTCTATCGACGAATGAATGGACATTGTCTTTTTCAGTAGACGTTAAAGAACTGATTAGGTCCATCTTCGAAGTCGAAAGACCGGCAAACGAGAGGATGACCTCAGCACAAGGCCCAAACCAACTTGCAACTACTTCGGATCAGCCAAAAGCTGGAATTACCACTTTCACCGATGACACTGTCGGAGTTATATCGGAACCAGTTGTACAGGTCCCGGTCGAACCAGCTGTGTCGAAACTTGCCCATATTGAAGGATCTCAGACCATTATTGATTTCCTTCAACGCCCAACAAGGATTGCGTCAGGAGGACTTACAACCACGGATTCAACAAAACTTTTCGAAGTGGATCCGTGGGCTTTGCAGATCTCGGGCGTCAAGGGACAGAAGCTTACAGGTGTGGGTTTGATGCGCGCCGATATTCTCGTGCGCCTTGAAGTGAACGCCGTTAGGTTCCAAGCAGGACGTTACATCCTAGCTTGGTTCCCACACGGCGGACGATCTTCCAATGGCAGTGCTGGGCTTTACCGCTCACACACTGTGAACTTGCAAACTATCACCCAGCTTCCCCACGTCGAGATCGATCTTGCAAAGGAGACCCATGTCACTTTGCGCATTCCTTACACTTCCAATGCCCCTTATTTGCCAGTGACCACGACTCTATTCTCGTACGGTGTGCTTTTCCTCGTGCCTTACGTTGCCCTTATCGCAGGTGCGTCAGACTCAGTCTGTTCGTACACAGTTTGGGCCTCGTTTGACAATGTCGAGTTGAGCACGCCGGCGATACCTCAGTCAAGTTTTAGTGTCACAGCAAAAGAACAAAAGTCTGCTGGGACGGGACCAATTTCGGCCTTTGCAGCGAAAGTCGGCAAGACTGCCTCGGCGCTTGGAGAGATACCCCTCCTTACGCCTGTTATGTCGACTGTTTCCTGGGTGTCATCCATTGTCGGCAAGGCTGCGGGCGTGTGGGGCTTTTCGAAGCCTCCAGTTCTCAGCCAGCCGAATCGCTATGTGAGAGAGTTGTTTCCTTACCAAGCAAATGCTGACAATGGTACCACTGGTGTCCCTCTAGGACTTCTGTCCACGAATGAGGTCCCCGTTCACAATCCAGTGGCCAACACAAATGTCGATGAAATGTCCCTAGATTTCATCAAGAAGCAG